CGGGGTGGCGACGCAGCACGTAGTACGCCGACGGATGGCCCGCCTGATCGAGCACGACGCCGTCGACGCTCTCGGCACCTGCCCTGCTCGTCCGCAGCAGCGGGCTCGTCACCTGGTCCGGCTCAATCAGCCGCGGGTCGAGCTTCACCGCGTGATCGATCCGCGGGCTGCTGGTGAGCATGCAGAAGCACTCGCCCGACTCGGCGCGGCCCATCCGCATTGTGCGGAGCAGACCGGCAAGATCGACCGCGGCGGCCCACTCGCCGAACGCGTCCTCGACGCGGGCGTTGGCCTTCGGGTCCTCGGTGAGCATCTGAAGCCGCGGCCCGGTGCCCACCGTGTCGTTGGCGAGCGTGAGCACGATGCCCTTCGCGTAGCTGTTGTTGGCAACCTCGTACCGCGCGCGGTTGCGGAGGATCCGGCGCACCTCGGGGCTGACCGCCGCGTTGGGCGCCAGCCCGTCGGCCGCGGCCCAGTGGCGCCGGTTGTCCGGCGTCGTCTGCGCCGAGTCGAACCGAGCACGGACCGATCGCACCGCTGGTGCTGCACCCTTCGAGGCCTTCTTCGACTTGCCGAGGAGACCGCCGAGCATCAGGCCGCACCCCCGTCGTCGCCGAGCCCATCAATCGCCCCGGGCGGCGTCAGCTTGACGAGCCGAACACCAAGACCACGGCCCCGACTCGCACGCTTGCTCGCGAGGTACCGGTCCGCTTCGATCTGGTCCTTCAGCGAGTGCTGCTCGACCGACTGGCCGTCCACCGACGCCTTCGCGGGCCCGGCGGCGTTCTCGGCAATGGCCTGGTCGAGATCAGGTGTGTTGGAATCGGTGTCTGCCACGGTGTCTATATCTGCGCGAAGTCCCGAATGTGTCGCACGCCCCATGAGCGGAGCGCGCCATCACCTACCGACTACGCGATTCATCCGAAAAGTGGCGGGTAAAGTGGCACGCAAGTTCACGAACGCTGGCGCTTCACGCTCGACAGCCGAAGTCGAGGGCGCACCGCGACCTTGGCGTCGGTCCCGAACAGCACCGCCCCCTGCATCGACGCCGCGGCGAGTAGTTTGACCATAATCTCGAGCCAGCGATTGTCCATCGGCTACCCGTAGGGCGTCCACTCGTTGGTGCCGCCCCGCAGACTACGAGTCAGTCTCCTCTGCACTGGGCCTTGTCGACTTGCCACGGATCTGATCCGCCGAGCCACCCCGCGTTTGTGGCACGGATAGAACACCGATATGATCGACACGCGGTTCGGCGGCGTCACTTACGCGAAATAGCAGACGACTGCTGCCAGAGAGGAGTCCCGATTGGCTCGCAATGTAGTGGCTAGAAGCGTGTTCCTCGTATTGATTGCGTTGCACCTCGGCGCATGTACGAGCCTTTCAGATGTCCGGGAGTCGCGGGGCCAGGGCAAGTCCCGCACCTTCGACCATTCATTTGATGTGGTTTGGGACGCAATCCCAATCGCGATGAATGAAGTAGACATTTCTGTAGTTGGCCAGTCCAAGACAGATGGGTACTATCTCGGTAGCCGTGAGATGACGGCTTTCAGCTGGGGCGAACGGGTGGCTGTATTCGTCGATTCAGTGAGTGCTATGCGGACAACTGTTGAAGTGGTTTCAAAGCGTCGCCTTCAAACAAACATCACCGCCAAGAACTTCGAAGATTCATTAATTGAGGACTGAACCATTGACCGTTTTCCGAAGTTGGCATTATCCGCCGTGGTCCGCCTTCTTAGAACGCGTTTCTGATCCGCTTCGCCTCGGAAAGGCGAAGCCGAGGTTTGGCTACGGCGTTTTCACCCGTGCCGAACAACACCGCCCCCTGCATCGACGCCGCGACGGCCGAGCCGACCAGGCAGTCGAGCCAGTGGTTGTCGAGGCCCGCGATCCGTTGTTTCCATTCATCGACCGTCCGCCCCCGGCCCTCGGTCTTGACCCGATACTCGGCTGTCAGGTGCTCGGCGATCAGCCGGTGCGTTTCGGGCTTATGGCCGAACAATGCGAGCGTACCCGGATCGCCCATGGGCACTGCGAGACGGGCATGCACGAAGCTCTTCCAGAAGTTCGTGTCGAACACAACATGCCGGACGGCACGTTTGCCCGTGACCATCGGCACGCGCCAGTTGAGCCCGACGCGCTCGCCGCGCTTCCGCTTGTAGTCGCTGAACGGGATGCTGCTGGCTCCGACGTACCGACCATGGCTCGGCAGCAGCAGGGAGGCGTGTGGGCTCTGCCGGCAGAACTGATAGACCACATCGGTCGACGTGCCCCAGTTCGCATCAATCAGGCAGCGGTCGATGCGGACGGCCGCGCCGTCGTCGCGTTTCCACTCTCGGCCAAGCATTCGGTTGCATAGCCGCTCGAGCCCCGCGTAGATCGCGCCCTCGACGCCGGCCCGCGGCGCTGACGTCGCGAGCGTCTTGCGGATGTCGCGGAGCGTGAAGTACCCAGCCTCCCCCGCCTGCTGATCCGGCTCCGTGCCGTAGTCGATCACATGGCCCGTGAAGTCGTCCTCCCATGCGGCAACGAGCCAGAACAGCGCCTTGCCCTGCACGTCCACGAACATCGTCAGGTGCGAGCAGCCGAGCGGGACCTGGCCGCGTGCGTGCCCGCTCAGCTTCGACGCGATCTGATCCACGGTCAGCAGGTCGTCGTCGGCCTCGACCTCGGGCAGCGGCTCGTTCTGGTACTCGGCGAAGAACGCGGCCTCGTTCTGGAGTCGCAGGTTCATCGCGTGCTGGATCGCGCTGAGTTCGTCGTGGTTGTACCGCTCGGGCCATGCGATCTCGGATCCGAGATCCATCGCTTTCCGGTTGCGCTTGTAGAACGCCGTCGCGGCTTTCAGCCCGCGATCGTTCCGCAGCCCATCCGCTCGGATCTCGGCGTACTTTCCCCACAGTGCATCGTCATCGGGAAACGCGTACACCATCTTCGTCCGCTCGCCCTGCCATTGCGGGTGCTTATCACGATCGAGCAGACGGTCGGCCAGGTCATCGGGGCGGACGACCGTCACCGTCATCAGCCCAGCGATCTTCTCGCCGGGCCCCGCAAGCCCGAGCACCGCGCCGGCGAGCACACGCTCGCGGTTCGCGCACTGCGATGGGCTGCGAGCGCTCTCGTCGGTCTGAGGGTCGTCGATGAGCACGAGCGACGGTCGGACGCTCTGGCCGTCTGCCCGTTTGAACTTCATGCCGCGGATACGACCGGTGATCCCCGCGACCCGGATGATCGCACCTGACGCCGCCGAGCCCTCGATGGTCGGCAGCAAGATCTCCTTGGCCGTCCACCCGATGTGCGTCTGCTTGCCTTGGTAGAGCTGCCCGGTGGCTCGTTGGGTGATCCCCTCCAGTGAGCGGATCGGGTGGCAGACCTCGGGGAAGTCAGCCGCGAGCAGGTCGCTGTTCTCAAGCTCGGCCTTGATCGAGTCGAGCATGTCGGCCGCGTGCTCCTCGTCGGAGCCGATCAGCGCGACGAAGCCGCGGTGCCCGAAGAGCATCGCCCAGAGGCAGGCGATCTCGCAGATGCTGGTCTTACCAGATCCGCGCGGCATCGCCATCGCGAACAGCCCGCCTTCGAGCACCGCCTGCTCGATCTTGGCGATGACCTTCAGATGGTCGGCCGACCAACGCAGGTGGAAGGTCTGCGGAAAGTACGCCTCGCAGAAGAACCGGAAGTCGCCGCGAGCCCGGTCCTTCCGTGCGGCATCGTCGACCTCCGGCAAGTCACCGATGTCTCGTCCCGAGAGCGACATCGCACGGGCCTCGCGGGCCTTGCGATCGCGGTACGCCTCGTAGTCCTCGGCCTCGGCCGGGTCGGATTTCGGTTCATGGCGCGTTGACGCGAGCCACGCGACGTAGCGGAACAAATCGACGCGGCCGGTGTCCCCGTCCGCCGCGACGCGGAACCCAGCGCGCGTGCGGTGACGGTGCAGCTGCCGCTCGCTGATCACCTCGCCCAGCGGCGTGGAGTTCAGCAGCCGGCACAGCTCGCCGGGACGGAGTTGCCGCGGATCAATCGGCACCGCCACCCCCTGCCCCCCCGGCGCTCATCTCGCGCACGAGCCATGCGGCGTAGTGCACGAGGTTGATGGTGCCGTCCGGGTTCGTCGGCGCGCCCGCATCGATGTCCTCTCCGAGCATGTCCGCGGTGACGGGCTTCCCGCCCATGCGGGACAGCACCTTCGCGGCGTCCTCGACGCGCAACGCGGCGGGGTTCAGGCCCGCCTTGACGCCAGAACTAGGCGCGTTTTCGGGAGTCACGCCGCACCTCCCGCAGAATCTCGGAAACATCGAGAAATCAAGCCCGAAACGACTTCCCTGTCGGCCGGTCTCGGGGCTTCATGTGTCACACGCGGGGCGAGCGAACGCCGCCGCGAACGACGACCACCAGCACGGAGACGACCATGCCGAACGCACGCGACAACGCCATCAACCGCATCGCCCGCGAGGTGCTCGACCTCGAAACGCTCGAGGCCCGCAG